GTCGAGTCCCACACACGAAGCAGGCTTGCTATGTCTGTTGGACAGGTATAGCGGGCAGTCCCACTTTCCGTGGTAAAGGACTTGATACACCGAGTCTCGTGAAAGGGATACTTCGATCCTATCTCACGATACGCAGCATTGATGATCCGATTGAGCGTTTCGTCGCTTACTTCATCCGTCGTGGGGCTGCCTACCTTCGTCCGGAGAGTAAGCCTTGCCGTGTTAAGATCCATTATGCGTCCTCATATGTCGGAACATGAGATGAATCCTCGACAAAGCTTGTATCATCCGCGTCAAGGCATGCGGAATAGAGAGGAGCAGTTCCAAAAAAAGTACTGCCCACACAAGAGAGCTGAGTATAAGCATTGAACTCGAAGAACTCCTGTGTTACGAGAGGAGGTGTGAAGGAATCTACGAGAAGGAAACCGTAAACTCCATTGCGAGTTAGAGATACTTCAAATGCTCGTGCTCCGATTACGGAGTAACCAAGGATGATAGAACAGGACGCGAGAACATCTATGATAGAAAGCTGATCGAAGGAGAGATCAGTCGCTTTGGTGATAGGATCGTTGGCGAAGGACACTCCCTCCTTATAAGTACCTATATAAGGAACAGGAAGCTCCAGATCAAGAACTTCTAAAGCCCCTGTAGATCCTATCGCTAGCCAGCCGGTAGAAGGAAGTGGCATTATGCGTGACGACCCCAAGAAATACGAGTGTTAAGAGTGAACCTCTTTGTGTTGTCCTTAGCAAGGCCGGGAGAGAAGCCAACGGCAAAAGTTGGACTAGTGTTCGCTGCAACACACGTAATAGTTCCTGTGCCGTTAGTTGTATCGTATACGTGAGTACGATCCAGATAGAAGTTATCTGTCACGTATGCTGCCGTAGAAACAGTTCCAGGAGTTCCACCTGAAATAGCGCCCGGTACTATTGTACTTGTTCTTGAAGGAAGCGTACCATTACGACAGTATACATTAGTGCTGTGTATCGTAGACATTGAACTACCAAACACAACGTTCCAGCTCGATGTTCCTACTCCCATGGGAGTCAGGGTAACATCCACCGATGTCCCGGATATATCCTGTGCCGAGTATAGTGTTGATGCTGCTGGTGGGTAGAGACGAATCTCATAGGTAACTTTCAACTGATCACTAGATGTCTTGACAACCGTCGTCGGAGTGCCAAGATCATCTTTGAACAACTGACGAGAGAACATCGTGCCAGCTGATGACGCAGAAAAGAACCCTATTTCAGTTAGGTTGCCGTTTGCTTGTGCTTCAGTAAAAAGATAATCTGCAACAACTTTATGATAATCAGGAGAACCAGCAACGTAAGATGTGATAGGTCCAGGAGATGCGACATACTGGACACGACCAGCAATCTCAGCAACTAGCGTTGTATCTGTATTCGCCGGAGCTGTGGATCCAGTTCCAACGCCACAATACTTGGCTAGAATAGTTGACGTAGCAGTTACCGCTGTGTTATTCATCCCGTTCAAGCCGCCATTCGTAATCAAGTTACGAAAGTGCCATTGACGCTTGACTCTGTGAGTCTTAGCATCTATCAGCTCGACATGAATATGGCCGGAGAAACCAAGGGCAACTTCTGGCGTAATGATGTCCCTATAAGTAGGGACAAAGAGACCGTGATGACCCCTAACAAAGTGTGTCATTAGACTGTTACCAGAGTAGCAGATTGAAAGCCCAGGCCGACATCAAGCTTATCTTTGTCAAATAGCGTTTGAACTATCACAACAACAACGAGAGTTGCTGAGCGGTAGCCCAGAGTCGGATCGAAGCCATCTTTATCATAAAGTGTCTTTAGTATTACTGGCTGTGCGAGGATTGCACTTACAAAAGACAGATTAGTATCGAAACTGTCCTTGTCATACAAAGTGTTCAGTATGACAGGTTCAGCAAGAATTGCTGACAGAAATAGAAGATCAGTATCGAACGCATCTATGTCTTTCAAGGTATCGTTAATGACAACATCTATCATTAACGCAGATATGAAGGACAGATCCGGAATGTAGCTGGTATCCCCAACAAGGATAGGATAGAGCGTAGATGTGATTCCACTTATTAGATACTTACCTGTCGCTACATCTCGCCGAACTATCTCTACCTTTACTCTACCATCTCGGAGCTTGACAACATCCTCAATATACGTATTAGCATCAGCGCTGAGAGGGGTGTTATAGACTATCGCGTAGCGATCTCTCTGCTGCCGGAACGCTAATTCGGTACTTGTCAGATAGAAGAATAGCACATCTGATTCTGTAACGTTCAGAGGATTGTCCAAGATAACTCTTGGTGTTCTTCCAGCCCCGAAGTTATCAAAACCAAACATGCTATCAGTAGAATCGAACCAGTAAAGCCAAACTTCTGGCGATCCGTCAACACCCGTATTACGCTCGGCACAGATGACAGGACGGCCAGCCTGCTCAAATGCTATATCAACTTCGAGTATATTTTCACCAGTAAAGGTGAATATTTCTTCTTCCGGTCCCCAAGCGTCTCTTGCATCGTTTGCCCGTGAAATGTAGACTTTCCCCGTAAAGTCGAAAGCCGAGGGATTCTCTACACGACACCGCCAAGCGTGTGCTGCGGCTCCTCCAGATGAGTCACCGTTCGCTATAGGACCTGGACAGAACGCAGTAAGATAGTCGAAGGTTATCGCATCTGGCCTTCGAGTCTTACTTGAATTAGAGGGGACGAAGCCGACGAAATCACCCTGCTTCTCTCGCCGGCCACCTTCATATCCGCTAGGCAACGATTAGATCCACCCGAGTAGGAGAGTTCATCGAGCCTTCTTTACGAACTTTCAGTCTTTCCCAGCCCTTGGCAAGGGGAAACGTACCATTGGAGGAGATCAGAGTGGGCTCTAGAGAGCCATTAAGTTCCCTGTCCACAACGATACGCTCCCCATCAGCCAAGTTCAAAACTCGAATGCCTGTCTCGTCACCGCGAGCACGCACCCAAGGACCTTGAAAATCCTTGTAACAGGTCACCAAGACCAAGCGTGTTTTCATTCAGGTATCCAGTTTTGGATCACTTATACGCCAGACGAGCCGTAGATCCCGCGCCAGTCACCGAAGCCGGCGCCGTTACGACGGGAGCCCTTGTACTTCGCATCGCCCGTCTCGAAGTCATCCGTGTTGGAGAACATGAAGGGACGACGGTCGAAGTAGTTGATGTCGTGGTTATCCGCGAGGATGAACCATGCATCTGGGTCCGTCAGATAGTGCGAGAGATGCGAGCTGAGACCCTCACGCGACACCTGGTTGATGTCGTTGTTGTTGCCGCCAGGGAGATACTGGCTCTTGAGGATCTGGTTGACCGTCCAGTAGTCTCCGATGGAGTGGACGACCAGCTTCGGGATGAACACAGCCGGGAGGCCGCTCTCATCCTTCAGGTTGTGGAAGTGCTCCAGACCAGCCTGGAGGGCGGGAAGCGAGAAGTCGGCAGCAACAGCCGGCTTGTTCGCCTGGGAGACTCCACGGATGGAGACGTGGGTGTCGATCAGCGCCTCACCAGCAACGAAGCCGTTCACGGTGTTCGTGAAGGCGTTGTTGTACGGTGAGTGCATCACGATCTCCATGTTGTTCCTCGCAGAACGGCCGAGGGCCTTCGACATCTTGTTGCCCATGATGCCGTAGAGATCGTCCTCCCGCATCTCCTGAGTGATGCGGAAGCCAAGCGCGTACGTCGTCCAGACATAGCGCTTGATGTCTCCCTGCGCGATGTCCTGGTAGACGATCGGACCGCCCTCAGGCTTGGTCTCGAGCGTTCCGAAGCCAGCGAGGTTGAAGTCCTCCTCGTAGGCTCGCTTGGAAGTGTTCCGGTTGATAAGAGCGGTCCCCTCGATCGGGCGCTCCTTGTAGGTCTCGAACACAACCTTCCGGAATCCGGGGGCGAGAAGGTTGCTGAAACCACCGCGAAAGTGTGCCATCTGTTCTTCTCTCCTTTAGTCGTTGCTGACGACGGTGTCGATGACCTTCACGTACCACCGACCCTCGGGGATGTTCAGACGGACGACCTGAACAACCTTCGTGGTCACTTCAGCGACATCCACCTTCCAGATGCCGTTTCCTGCGTTGGCGATACCGTACTCCTTGCCCAGGTGCGTGGCTTCGACAGGAACAGTGTCGGAGCACATGCAGAGGACAGTCTCGTCGTCGAGGACGAGAACGGGCACCTTACCGTTGGCGGTAAGGAGCTTGGCCTCTTCCGAGTCGACCTCGGAGATGCCGTGAACTGCTGCGGGGTCAGCTCCGCAGAGAACTGCCTTCTCCGCAGACAGCTTGACGAAGTCACCCGGAAGGAAGGGCTCGTTGGCCCCTGCTCCCGGAGTGTACTCTTCTACCTTCGACGCATCGCGGCCATAGGCCACGTACGCCTTGAAAACAGGCTGGGGCATTGTGGATTCTCCTTATTCGTCCACGAGGATTCTTCGAGCGTCGATCTTGACACCGAACCGATCTCGAGCCTGACGTGCTACGGCTTCGGCAGCGTTTTCCATCGCTGTCTTGTGAGCCCGCATACGCTCATCGTTGAGCTGTCTGACGGCTTCCGTGCGGGCGGCATGCAACTGCTTCGGAATACCCATCAGTGCCAGGTCATCACCAAGATGCCGGCCTCCCTCGTCATTGGACAGACGAACGTAGCCATCCTGCAGCCGCTTGTCTGCCTTCTGACGGTCCCTGATGTTCACCCAGCGAAGCACCTTGTCGGGGTGCTTCGCCTGAACATCCCGTGCATCGAGCATCTGCGCTCTCGGAGTGAGAACAGGTGCTCCATGTACTTCAGTTGCCTCCACTCGTTCGAGGCTTTCTCGAGCCTTCTTCAGATCTTCCATACCCACTGTAGTCTCTCCTATTAGCGAACGTTGGCCCACTTGGCATACTCAGCTTCCGACATACCAAGACCCTTTGCTGCTTCCTTCTGATCTGCCGAAAGACGAGTACCGTTCTTCGGAAGGCTACTACGACGACTGGAAGTGCCGTTGAAACCTGAAGAGCTGTCCTGCGACGATCTTGCACGACTCGGAGACGGACGAGAATTGCCAGCCCGATGCTCGATGAGCTTGTCGAGGTTGTCATCCTGACCACGAATGTAGGAGATCATGTCCTTCCAGCCCTGCTTCGTGGTAAGGATCGTCTTGTTCGGTATGGACTTCCTGAACTCCTCGATCTTGTCACCGAACAGCTCGAACTCGTCCTTGTACTGTTCACGAGCCCAGTTCTCAGTCGCACCGATAGTGCCTGCTTCGAGTGATCCGAGGCGGACGGAGAGGTGCTTCTCCGCGTTGCGGAGCGCCTGCGCCTGCATCGCCTCGATTGCCGCGATAGGATCCTCGTCGTACATCTCCTTGATCTGCTCACGAGTCAGCTCAACTTCCTCAGGAGCCGACTGGACAGGAGCAGGAGCCGGAGCCGCTTCGACAGGTCGCCGAGAGTTCCGCTCGATTGCTGCGATCCGAGCTTCCTGCTCGAGTCGTGCATTGTCCTGAAGAATCTCGGAGAGAGACTTACCACGGAACTTCTCCGGGACGCTATTTCCTTCGAGCTTCAGCTCATCAGGATTGACGTCCTTGCTATCGTCGGCAGCCGCAGCAGCCTCGAAGTCTTCGATCGTATAGCCGACACCTTGTTCGTTTGGTGTCTCGAGCTCTTCGCCTTCGTCTTCGCCTTCCTCGTACATGGGAGACTCTCCATCAGAGTGTTTCGAGATTGCGCTTGATCGAGTCCATTAAGTCGTCGATTGCGCTCATGGCCTTACGGTAGGCCATTACTTCCCCCTGGGCTCTGAAGACCAGGGATGATTCCACCGAGGTTTCCAACTGGCGCTGGGCCTGCTCCAGCAAGGCGCGCAAGCGCGTCGCCACTAGTAGCTGCCCCTGGTGTGTTTGGAGCTCCTGTAAGTACGTTAGGTTGTCCTGGAGGGTTTCCTTGCTGAGCGTTGGCGACTGCTGCATCGAGGTATTTCTCCAGTTCAGGGAGGTAATCATCCGGGTTGCGAATGTCATACTTGTTCAGGAGATCACGGAACATGTTGCGAGCGGATGTCATCACATCGCTGATCAGTTGCGTCATCTCAGGCTGACCCTGCTGTACGGCGGCAAGGGCAGTCTGTCCAGCTTGTACGAGCTTATCGAGATATTCCATCATCACCCTGATGAGGGTGAGCTGCATCTGCTGCTGGAGACCTCGATTGTTTGCTGCATCAGTCGCCGACAGGTCGATAGCGAGAGCACCTTGAATGTTGTTCTCGTTGACCGTATCGAAGAAGGACTTGAGATCGCTAGCTATCTGATCGTCGCCGAAGACGAGGTCGTCTACATCATCGAGACCGTACTGAATCCAGATATAGATACAGAACTGGAGAACTTCAGCAAGGCCGATACGGACGTTCTCGAGAACTTCTTCGACTCGACGAGTACCTTCCTGAATCAGTGCGGTAGTAGCCGTAGCAGTAGCCCTAGAGCCGACGATAGGAGACTCCCGACCAGTAAGATAGTCAGAAATCCCGGTTCGCTTCTCGGTAAGACCAAAGAGGTTCTGTCGCTCTTGGAGAGTAGAGGGATATATCTCAGCGGCTTGAAATGGAATGAAGTCATTCTTAGGATCATCCACGAAGAATGTACGGCCACAGTACAATTTTGGGATATCTTCGATCCCAGACTCCTTCTTGGCAACAAACATCCTAATGTTTGCCAAGTAGGTATTGTCGGTAGCCATTCTATGCCAGGCGGTCTGTGCGTCTTGAAAGAAAGACGACATCTCACCGATCCCAATACCATAGAGCGAGTCGTTGGTGATGCTATACGGTACGACAGTGTAAGGCTTGTGCTGGTGGAAGTACCAGTTGTAGCGGAGCTGAAGGAAAGTCCGTGTTGGTACATGGTATGTAGCGACAAGACGCTCGGGAAGTCCATCTCCGTTGATGTCATAGTCACACCAGACCTCGAAAACTTCGATTTGATCGCGATACTCGGGGCCAACTTCTTGGTGATTCGCTGAATCTTGACGCTCTTGCTCGAGTGCATCGCGGATTACTTGCTTCTGGTCGATGACTTTCTTGACATTTGCGAGCTTTCCCGACTTCTGAGCGACCATCAACTCAGTTGGGAAGTAGTGCTGACGCTCAAAGACTATAGGACAGTCCTGGAGATGCTGATAACCAGGAGGGAATAGGAAGTCTGCAAGGGAAATGCCGTAGACTTTGGGTCCTCTGAAGCGAGTCACGTCCTTCTTAACGACATTCCACTCCTTATCATAGGTCATGACAGGATAGTGGACATGCTCATAGACGGTCTTGAGGACCATCGTGCCATGCTTGGTCATCTCCAGCAGCCGCGGGGAGACAACCCTGCGAAGTTCGAGCTTGTGTTTCTGATAATACTCAATCCAATTGGACAGGGACTGAGTAAAGTTGGTGACTCCCTTCTTCAATGGCTTAAGGACGAACACAGGATCGGCTTTGAAGATCCCTGTGTCAAGGCGAGCATGGACAGGATCCACTGCCATCGCTGATACAGGGACCACATCTCCACAGGCTCCGACGAAAGGAACTGTCTGTGGACCTTCACTACGTGCACGGTACTGCCTCTCCTGATATGCCCACTCATCGAGCTTCGCGTCATGGGAAGACTTGAGGGTAAAATACCACTCGTCAAGCCAGATGCTAAAAGCTTCGAGCTTTTCCTTGGGAATACTCAGGATAGGATCAGGGAAAGACGAACGCTCTACTACAGGCGCATCGTCAAGTCCCGTAATATCGTCGATGTTGACTGTCGTTACTTCAGGTTCATCTGCCATGCGTGACCTCGTGGCATCCACGACAGACGCCTTTTAGCTTAATAGACATTAGACGTGCCGAGTACGTGGCTGGCGGGATTCGTAGCGCAACGAGCCAAAAGGCGCTCTCGGGGAAAATATCTCGCGGGGAGGGTCTGGAGTGGCATGGCGGGCTTCTAAGCGGGTTCCGAGACCGAGATATGCTGCTTCCAGTTCACTCTTTCGATGTGAGGCCAGTCAGCAAACCACATGCCGCTGTGCAAGCGAGGATGCTTCCTAATAGCCCAGGCAAGCCAAAGCCATCCAGCACTAGTGGTGTCCCAAAGCATCTGGAGACCTGGCTTGTCTGAGCCATCTAGGACGACATCGACAGCGAGACGAAACTCATGAGCGCTTTTACCTGGCGGTGCAGCCTTGCCTCCCTTCTTGGCGAGATACAGTCGATAGAGGTGCAACTGCTCCCACCGATCACGATAGCCACTGGTGACATACCAGTTGTACGGTGACTCGCTCAAGAGCTTGTCCACATCTTCCGCAAACTGAACATCAAGTTGCGACTTGTCGCACTGCCAGGTGACACTCACTTAGTGACCCACTGATAGACGGTGACGTACAACCTGTGGATTGGACTCCAGTCGCTTCTCACGGGACGACCGTTCTCTAGGTCCATCGCCTCGACGAAATGTTGCAGAGTGTCGTCGAAGAGAAGTACCATTCCCACTACGCGAACCCACGTCCACGGCATTGCCGCAAGTACGATCCCATAGTATCCGTGGTGATCCCACTCACGAAGCCTGTGGATACGCCATAGCGATGACAGCAATAGGCCTGTCATCAGGGCGTAGATGAGCCAGTAGCCCGTCGAGTGCCATGCGGCAGCTAGCTCATGCAGGTTGTCCTCGATCATACAATGATGGCTGGCTCAGGGCCAAACAGCATCTCGAAGACACTGTGCAGGTCGCGGAGGTAGATCGTCTTGTGAAAGATCCACCATCCCACTTTCACTAGCTTGTTGTCCTTGTGCTCGTGATACCAGCGCCAGAACAACTTGCTGACAGTCTCCATGACGAACTGCTTTAGCTCGTCAGGGATTTCGTTCGATGCAGCTACATCCTGAATGGCGCTCATACTTTCGTCGGCGTGACAGCGGTATCGGACGGATTGAGCTTCTTGTCGAGAAGCTTGTGGACGATGCCGTACACGATCGAGAACACGAGGACGATGAAGGAAACTATCGTCGTGATGTCATCGTTCGACAGCGTGGCTATCTCGTGGGCAGAGAGGAACGTCACGACGAAGCCAGCGATCGAACCGGCGATACGAGCGAGAAACGGCTTGAGCAGGTCGAACATGGAAGCTCCTATGGGGTGACTGGATTGTACGAACTGGTACAGGGGACATCGAACTGAACGATCTCTTTCGCCGAAAGCTCACTACATTTGAGTCGCAGAAGAGCACCTATCCTATCGTCGTGTTCAAGTTGATACACTCGCACTTCAAGTTTTGACATTCGCTCTGCTTCGGCAGTCTGGTTCTGGACTATCGCATCTCGAAGCTCTTGAAATTGTGCCTGTGGTGTCTTGAATCCGAAGCCAAGACTCAGAACCAGAACTCCGATGATCCAAACTAGTAGTCGATACTTCTCGATCTGTCCAGTAACCGTTTCCAGCGACGACTTCGGTTTCTGTGAGGTATCCAATTTTGGATCACTGTATAGTAAAGTCCACGATTGGTGGTGCAGCGATCAACAAGCCATCGTCTTCATCCTCTTCTTCCCAGCTGCTACCACTGATAGGGTGCTCCCAGGGTTTCACTGCTTTCACCTGGCGAGGCTTAATCAGCCTTCTGAGTAAACTCTGCTCAGCCTTCTTGTACTTGTCCCACCGATCGGGCGACATCTGCCCGCGGAACAACTGCAAATGCATTGACAGTCCGTCAATCGTATCGTCGTGCTCACCCAGAGGAAAGTCAGCTAGCTCACTCCGCAGAACATGCTGCGTCGGATGAGCGTAGATGCGGCCAGTCGCGAGCAACGGTTGCAAACCACGGATGCGGACTTCCTTCTTCCCAACTGCCTTGAGTGGCACAATGTTCATGTATACTCCGCGCTGCTCACACTGCTGCTTCACGAAGTATTTGAATGCCTTCTGATACGCAACATCCTCAATGCCAAAGGCACGAGGGGAGAAGCGTTTCTTGATCTCAAATAGGTACTCGAGCACAGTCAATGGCGTGCAGCGCTTGGCCCATGAGTCGAGGATGATACACTCATTCCACGGCGTGATACCTACCGTCGTGATGCAGTTCCTATCATCCGCAATCTTCTCAGCTGCCGCGAGGTCAACTGTCGTTGTAATGTCAAGCTTTTCGAGTGGCACACGTCGAAGCTCATTCCCTTGCTGATCCATCAGCACTACGACCGTCTCGTCGTTGGCCCAGTGCCAGAACCGCAGGTCCTTCACGTTCATATCCTGCAACTCTTCGTTGCGAGGATTGTTCATCATGAGACATGAGAACTTGTACTCTCCGAGAATCTGACGCTTGATCGCCAGCACCTCGAGTGTGAAGCGCTCAGGCCAGATCGGATCTCCATCTTCAATCGCACTACGGATGAAGCGTCCCAGCTGATCACCAAAGATCTTCATCCATACGGAGTACACGTCATGCAGGGCCCACCGCGTACCCACTAGCCAGATCGAATCATGGGCTGGATCAGTCAACAGGTCGAGCGCCGTGCTCATACGATTGATCGTATCTTGCATCACCTTATCCGACTTCACCGCCTCCTCAGAGATCGGGTCATCGTAGGTGATGTGGGTATAGTGACGGCTCGTTACCGCACCTGTCATACCGATCGAGTCAATCGACGGCTCGGGATAGTGCCCTTGCCTGTTGAACTGAAGCTCCTCATCATTCCATCGTGTCTTCGACGTGTGCTTAGGAATGATGTCACTGTATAGTGCCCGGAACACCCTGTTGCTCTCGGCGTGCTGCCTTATCGCGCGGAGCATACGCTGTGCGTTCGTCGCACTTTCGTTCGCTATCAAGTTGCGAGATTCGGGATCTCTAACAACCCGCTGCATCGTCCCACCGATCGTGAATGTCGATGTCTTCAGATGGTCACGAGGGACGAGAATCAGCTTGAACTGCTTTTCGTTCTGATCCGCGAAAGCACACATAGGACCATGACAACCTACAGTCATATCCTTGAACCCCAGGATTCCCTTATCAAAAAACATCAAGTCATTCTTTCCACGCTCGGCAAGATCCTCCCTGATGTCACTCGGGAGCTGCACAATCGTATTGTCGAGATGTGGAATGTCTTGAGCCATCAGAACATTGGAATCTGGTTCGGATCAGGTGCTGCTTTTCGGCGGGCTATCATCTTTTTTAACTGCACTATCTGTCTTTCCAGGGAACTCTTTGCGACTTCGAGCTCTTTCAGCGTCGGTGGTCGGTCGAGAGACATTGAAGGCGATGCCTCTTTTCTTTGTTGCATCTTTGAGTATCTCCGCGAGCTCTAGCAGTTGGGATGCACGAACTTGAATATGTCCTACGCGAAGACCGTCGATAACAACTTTCACACGTCGTTCAGACGTGCTCCTGCGCCATTCGCTGACCTCAAGTTCCAGACTGCGCATTCCGCTGATAGATGGCGACCGTCACCGAATCAGGAGACGAGCCATCCTCTGCAAGATGCCCAGGTGTTGCATGACCACTGATAGTGATGCCGAACTCCTTTCCTTCTGGACCAACAACTCCACGCTCGATTAGCAGTGTCGCGGCGTCGCGCCCAGCCACGAACTGCTCGCCTGCGGAATCACTGAGGTCCGTCGCCGATCCAGGTTCACGCTGGTCGAGGGCGAAGTCTTCACGATTCTTGTACGCAATCCACCAGCTCATGTTCGTCTCCTATGGCTTCGCAACGAGGATCACAGACTCCCCTAACATGAGACTAAGAGAGTCGACTGGTGCAACGGTTCCTAGTGGGCCAACCTTCGACCACTTACCTTCCGGCAACTGAACCGACACAGCGCTCCTGGCATCGAGGACCGTGTCGGCCCAGTATGTTACCGGTCTGTTGAGCACGATCGCCTTCGTAAAGTCCCGCCGGTAAACGCGGGCTCTCTGACTCAGTGAATCCCGAGAGTCGAGCCAAATAGTCCGATCCCCTTTCGGATGCCCGACATCAAGGTAATAGATTGGCAGATCAACTGAGTCCGGCTTGATGCCTCTGACGTTGTCGATCTGGAGACCGAGACGCTGAGGATTCGCCGGTACGACCATGTAATAGTTCGCGAGCTGTTGGACCTTCGCCCGATACACTGGTAGGATCGAATTGCCTCCAGGGTAGCGAGTGTTGAACTTCGGATTGAGCATGTCGGTCCATGTCTCAGCTCCGACGTAGTCAACGTACACGCTGTCGCCGAGCAGCTCGTCGATGAGAGTCCACTTATCCGGCGCTGACTGCGTTGCAAGGTTCATCAACTCGAGATGCATTGAGCCAGCTGCAATGCCGATACGCTTCTCGAAGTCTCGCGAGCTGTAACCAGCTGCGTTCGTCTGAAGCATGCCCGGCTTGATCGCCTCTCGAGTGAGCTTGACGAGGACGACAACCGCAGTCTGCCAGTCCTTACCCTTCATCTCTCTCGACTTGCCAATCCATCCCAAGTTCGGACCATCCATCTCATCGAGGAAGATCCCAGTGACGCCTGGCTTATTGAGAGAGCGCTTAATACGATCGACAGTGTATGCTATTGCGCCTGGGTCCATCGGGTTAAGGACGAACCGCTTTGTACTCCAGATGTGTGGATTGAGCCTGTGCGCTGAGTCAGCAGGTGTTCCCGTCGTCGTGTCATGAAGGAACGCAGACTCATAGCTGTACTCTGGATGCTCCTTATACCACGCACGCATGTCGGCCTGATACTTTCCCGTGATGGAGTTCGGATCACTGTTGGCCTCATCGAGCGTTGTCAGGAGGAGTGCGTATCGCAGAGCATCCATCGTGGGATTCGCTTTCTTCCAAGCCGCCTGGTCACCACTCATCACCAGGTCATACATGAGTGCCACTGCTGCGTAGTCTGCACTATCTTTCAAGCAATAGCAGAAGTCTGTGAACGTCCTGCTAATAAAATTGAAGTGAGGCGACAGAGTGCGAGCTGTAGCGAACAATCCCGTAGGATGGTCGTTCGGAGGAGCTGGGATCGTATCGCCTACGATGATGGAGTCAGGAGGCGTAAGCGGTCCGATCCCTCTCACCCAGCGGAACTCGAGGAACGACGATTCACCTGTGATTCCATANCGTTCAGACGCNACGGAGACTGTNTAGCGTATNGTGTCCTTNCCAGCNGTCGGAGGNACACAAGTNTANGTCGTGTTCGTCTTCGTCCGATGGGCGTAGTCATCTCCATTCTCTGCTGTCACTACGACGAAGTACGACTCGGCCTTACTGATGGAATCCTCGACAGGAATCCACGCAAAGCCAAAGCACGCACTGTCCCCTGCTGGAGGAGCCTGCTGAGCAATGATGAGGGAAGGAGGCGGGAGGGCTCCTGCCTTCTTCGGCTGGCATCCTGCAACAGCTATCGCCAGAAGAGCTGAGAGAATGGAGAGTCGCATAGGCCTACTGAATGTTGATGTTGAAAGTACGATCGGCTGCTACTGCGACTGCTGAGTGGATGCGGAAGGCGGCCCACGCTGGAGCGCTGAACGTGATCACGCCATTCGCTGCGATTGTCGAGTCAGGAACGTCACGCCACACTTGCGTCCCGTTGTCCACGTCACACACCTG